CCTGTGAACGCTTGGTAAAAGTCGTGTATTGCATTTGTGCCATCGCCCGCCCATTGTTCTGCGGTTGAATTGCCGTCAGGTGAAGTCGTGGCGTTAGCGGTCATTGTTCCGTTAGTCTTATCCCAAGCTGCGTTATCAAAAGACGAACTATAAAGAACTCTATTAGTCCTTTGCGGTTCTACAAGTAAACTTGGACAAGTTCCGTTTGAGTAGTCAAGTCTTGGGATGTTAAGTCTTGTTTCCGTCTTTTGGTAGTCTTTAGCGACTGAACCCTCGACTACTTGACCACCCCAAACTTCTATATCCGTTGCGGTTGAACTAAAGGTATCAATAAAAATAAAATCTATTGTTCCTACTGCCGTAACACTATACCTATTCCAACCACTTTGTAGTGTTACAACATTGTCAGTACCTCCGTATGAGATAGCTATTGTTTGACCCGTAACTCCTTTTATCCAAACTGAAAAAGTACCATTTACATTAGTCAGTCCACTAATAGCTTTTGCCCAAATTTGATTGTTTGAAGTAAATAAAATACGTGTGCTTGTATTTGTTCCATCGGGTGCAGTTCCATAGTTAGCAGTTGCAGTAATACTGCCCAAATAAGCATACCAACCATTTGTAAAATCTTGCGACCAACTCAACAAATTATAAGGCACTAACTCCACCAAGCCAGCAGAGTTTACTCGTGTTGCGGTGGTCGCTCGTGTTACTGACAAATCGCCAGAACCATCGGATGGAATAACGGAGTAAAGTTTGCCCTCTTTATATCCGTTTGGCGTTACAATTAAAGAGGCAGTATCTAATAGGCTCATATTTGAGAAAGGTTTAAAATGGTTAAAGACATACAAAAAGTAGATTCTAAAACTCCACCCTCGTCAATGATTCTATCTCTCATTTCATATTGAGAGTTGAAAGTTTCAGTAGCGTAATCAAAAGTGCTTTGTGCAGTATTTACGGAATCTCCCCACCAAGTGGACTCGTAGATTTTACCCCAACTTATATTATTTGACATTTTCTTTTGTATTTAGTTTAGCGAGAAAAACACGGAGCTTCTCCACGTTAGTTTCCTTTGGTTTATAGCTTCCCACCTTTGTTCGTTTTTTCATATATACCAACCAGTATAGTTATTTTGTGTATCAGGATACATATCCCCGTTACTATTAGTATTGTACTCAGGGAATAAAGCATTTCTGAACGTAATATAGTCAATGAATCTCTCGGTGTAGTGCTGAGCGATTTGACGTTCTTTCTCGATCAAGAAATCTACTTCGTTTTTTTCTATGTTCTCAGCGTTCTCAGATGAGTGTTTATAGACTCCTTTGTTTGCGATTGTGTAAGCAGCGAAAGGTAGATATTCCACCATCGCCCAGTGGATGAGCATTGGCTTAACGTATGAGTTTACTAATGTTGCATAGTTACCGGAAAGCGTATTAGCTACGATGTCAGCTTGTATCTTTTGAAGTAACTTAGTACCTAAGTAGTTTTGAATGTGTATGTCTTGAGAGATTTTTATGAACTGAATGAACTTATCAGTATCAACGTTCCCATTTACCGCAGTAAATCGAACTAAATCGTCTCTTGTTATGAGTAGTGCAGTTGCCATTATTTATCTCCGTAAATTGGGTTAGTAGGTAAAAAGCCATTGTAAGGCATATCAACAGGTCTAACAAATACTTCTTGTGGATTTCTAACACGATATCCTGCCTTTTCTGCTTTGTTAGTACTGATTGTTTTAGCGTTTGGATTGGTAGGATCAATTCCCATACCCTCCTCAAATGATACATAAGTTCTACGCAACCATTTGTGATGGCAATTACCTCCACCTTTGTATTTAAAAATGTCGTAAGTAGAAGCTCCATTAGCACCCCATCCTGCGTTTACAGGTTGACTGCTCATTCTAACGATGTCTTCTTTACGATAAACCTTATTTGCATCAGTCATCTTCTTGCAGAACTCACGAGATTTAGCAGATGTTTCACCTGAATAAACGTATCGAGTGATGAATTGAAATCCGTCAATAACTTTGTCTTGCTCTGATTTTGCTTTAGGATTTGCAGTTCCTGTACTTACGAAGTTGTAAACTTTAGATAAAAGAGATTGCTTAGGTTTATTTGCCATTTCAATTTCAGCGTCTATTGCATCCTCTTGCTCAAGGTCAACCTCAAACTCGTCAATCAATATCCACTTGTCATCAGGCATCTCTCCGCACTCAATAAGTGCATCAGCGATTTCTTTGTCAAGTCTTTCGTGTTTGCTTAGTTCCGTTCCTGTCTCTTCAGCAACTTGCTCTTGGTTTTGGGCGTTTTCTAAATCGGTAAATTCAAGAGGTTTAAGCGTCTTAAAGAATAAGTTAAGGGATATTCCGTTAAATGCTAAGATAGTGTCTAAGGCTTCAATTATTTCATCTTGGAGTGGCTTAATGACCATATTGTTGAAGAGGATAAACGAGTTTTGAAGCTCATCAGCGTTAGACGAGAATCCGTTAGCACCTGCAATCCCGAAAAGTAGTGGAGAAGTTACATTGTGGCCAAGCATTATCTTACGCAAACACTCTTCACTTAAGTAAGTGTAGTGTTCAGGAGCATCATTTAAAGGCAAGTCATCTACCGTAGTTTTGGTGTCCATATTGTCATTGAAAGCTACGATTACTTTCTGACCTTTAGAACCGGTTAATTTACCTAATACCTTATTTGTAATGATTGATTGTTGCTCTTCAGTAGGCACTCCGTTATTGAAATTGACTACTTTAGTCCCTGAAAATCCGTTCTGAACTTCATTGATAAGGTAATCAGCCACTTCTTCTTCCAATAGTGCATATGGGACTGCTCCTTGATAGTCAACATAGGAATAATACTTCATTCCGACTGAATAAGGCTTTGAAAATAGAATCTCTACTTTGTCTTTAGAATATCCAAAAGCAGGGATACGAGTAGGAACGTATTTCTTTGTATCAGTCCAATCGTCTGAATAGTAGTAGGCTTCGATTTCTCCGTCTTTATTGCACTTCTCAGCACGTAAAAGATTCACTGGAATATGGTAAGCCTTTAAGATTTTATCGTGTTTGTCGTTGTAGTGTACTTGGATAGCGAATTGACCAAGCATTTTACGATCAAGAGCAATCTTACGTAAGCAGTCCTTATTGAACATCGCCATCATTTGAGCGTACTCATTAGGCTTACGAGAAGCATCAGTTGCACTCAATCCCCGCCCATAAACAAGACGTGATATATTGTTAATTATTGCATTGTTTGTAGTCGAGTTCGTGTATCGCTCTAATAAAAAGTGATAGTAGTTATTGTCCTCTCCGAAGTCAACCCAAGCATCACGCTTACTCTCTTGAATTACTGGAGTAGTGTATGCTGATAGGTTTAGTACGTGTACGTTGTTACTCATAAACTATGAATGTGTTTGATGTAGTGTTAGATGTATATTCTCCGTTGTTTACTGAGAATGTTACGATGTTTTGATTAGTACAAAAGATTTTGTCTCTATATACTATTTCCGTGTTTTTGTAAAGTATTAAATCGTAAAAGTGTCCCTCTTTCAATGTATAAGCTGCAGTAATTGTACGCACGTAATCTCCTGCAACTTGATTGCTTATCACAATAGGGATAGTTACATTGGTTTGATCATCGGTAATTGTCATTCCAGTAGGAATATCTCTTGGGATACAAAAGAAAGTCTGAGCATTTAAAGACGTAGTTAGTACAATCATACTAAAGTAACTAAGATGATACCGATTTGTTTTAAAAGCAAAAAGGGAGACCTAAGCCTCCCTCCTTACACGCTATAAAGAAAAGTGTTATGCAGTTACGATAGATGCAGTTCCGAATACATCACCTGCTCCACCTGCAAGACCTGCTTCGTTATTACAATTTAAAAGATTTGCTAACAACGTCTCAGTAGCTACAAAAGTTAAGGTATAACCGTTAAGGTCACCCATAGCAGTACCATTTGAAACGTTTGCAGTAGTCAATTCAGCACCGTGCTCAAGTCCCATTAAAAAGAATTGATTGTTACGGTTTTTAACCACAATGTGAGGTCTTCCGTAAGCTAACCATTTAACTGACTTATGAGTAGTAGCATCTTGCTTCTTTAAAGTCATTGTTAAAGTTTGCTCAACGAATGTAGTTCCGTTTTCACGTGAAGAGTTAATTACTTGATCAAAAGAGTTTGTTCCTTTGAGTTCGTATTTGTAGAGAGAAGATACGTTAGCTACAGTGTCGATAGTATCAGTACCGGCTACATAAGCAACGTCATTTTCAGGATTGAAATCTCCGTAGTTAATGAAGTAAACCGCATCGATACCACCGACTGCGTCTTTACATTTTTCTAAGCGACCATTTGCTAAATCACAAGACATATTTTTAAGTTTTAAATGTTATAAAAAAGGGAGGAGCAAACCCCTCCCCGTTTAGTTTAAGTTAAGCTAAGATTAGTTAGCAGAGTTTGTGATACCGTAAGTAACAACGTCAGTTGCAAAACCGTATTTAGCGTCAGCGGTGAAACGCATTACCACTCGGCAATTTTGTGAACCGTCGATGTCACCCATATCTAAAACCTTAACCTCATTTAAGTCCGAAAGTAAACCAGTCGCAAAATAAAGGTTAGATTTTTGTGAAAGCAATGCAGTGTTAGAAGCCATACCATTTGCCATAAATACACGAACACCGTCAAAGTAAACATCACCCAAAGTTTGGTTTGTTCCTTTGTTGTCGTAACCGTTAGCACCTACACCTGAAGCAGCGAAGCCACCCAAAGCACGTACATAAGCACGGTAGATGTTAGAAGAAACGTAAAGTGTAAGGTCTTCTTTTCCGTAAAGAGCAGCAGGACAAGCATCGATGATTTTACCAAGCTCAGTGATTACGTTAGCAGCAGTTACAGTTGTACCAGCAACTTCTTGTGCAGATGGCAAAGAAGCGTCAGTAGTCAACTGAGTCATTATACCTGCGAACTGACCTGCAGTTGCGTTAACACCTTGCCAGATTGAAGTTTCCATACCTGCAGCAACTTTCTCAGCAGCGTGTGCGATTAAGAAGTCAGCGAAAGACTTAGGAAGTACGTCAAATGCAGAGTAACCCATTTGGATAGCATCCCAGTCTGCACGGAATTCAGTTTTACAAAGTTGTAAGTTAACTTGGAAAGATTCAGGTTGGAGAACTTTCTCTGTTAATGTGATTGTAGAAGTAGGGTCGAAGTCACAAGTAGCGTCTTTGATGATAGAATCAGTAGCGACACGCTTGATAACTTGCTTGTACTTCACGTTAGGCATAACAGTGATTCCGCCTTTGTCAAGTGTTGGTGCAGACAATAAAGCTGCAGCGATGTACTTACCTGCGAATTCACCAGCGTAAGTAGTAGTAATTGAAGTGGTAGTAGCCATTTCTTGTTTTGATTTTAGTTATTAAATATTGTTAAATTTCTCAAAGATAGAATCCATTGTAGAGCGTTGACGGTTCTTAGATACTTTGAACGCTTCTACTTTAGTTTCGTTTTCAGGGTTGAATGAAATAGGTTTAGGCTCTTCGCTCAATTCAACTGGTGCGACTTCTTCTGCAACTTCAGTTTTTGACAAAGCGATTTGTGCTTTCAACTCTTCGTTTTCTTTTTTAAGAGCTTCGATTTCGCTAAAGAAAGATTCCTTAGTTACTGATTCGATGATTTTTTTTGCGGTAGGTGCAGCAGGCTCTTGTGCCATTTCTTCTTCAGCAGGCATTTCAGCTTCAGGAGCTTCTACTTCTACTTCAACTTCAGGTTCAGCAGCTTCACGAATGTCAGCGATAACACCCTCTTCAACTACAACCAAGATGCGACCATCTTCGAGTTCGTAATCTCCAATAGGAAGTGCGATACGTTGTTCGTCTTCAGTTAAGATGAATACTGGCTAACCAGCTTCAAATGCTTCTGCTTCAAGCATAGATACGCCATCAGAAAGACGCATAGTTTCCAACTTCACTTCCATTCCAAGAAGTGTGCGGACTTTGTTTAAGATTGATTTTTCGTTCATTTTACTTAATTAAGACATATATTTGTTAGCAGCATTAATAGCTGAATTAACACTAATTCCATTTTTTGAAAAGTCAGCCCATCCTTTAATGTCTCTTTCTGAAAGACCTAAATTTTTAGCGGCAGCAACTGCTTTATCATATAACTTATCTTCTGCTTGTTGGTATTTTTCAGCAGTAGGATACAATTTTTTAACTGCATCAACTTGCTTTTGATATTCAGCTTGTAATTTATTCAATTCAATTTGCATATTGTCTGCCTTGTCAACTGCATCAAATAAAGCATTAGATATTTGGATAGCTTTAGCACTTGCAGCAGCAATATCCTCGACAATTCCTAACTCAATTTTTTGAGTTGCTAATTCGACTTCCTCTTTTTTGAAGAGTTTATTGTAAATTGATTTTGTAGTGTTCATACTTAATAAACGTTTTGATTTATATTTGTTTTATTTTTATCCGTTAATACGTATCGTAGTCCTTACTCCGTTGTTCTCAGTTTTAGTTGGAGCAGGTTCGTTTACCTCAGCAGTTTTACCGATTCCTTGAGCTTGTAAACTTCCGTCACAACATTCTTTAGAATACGTATTGTCTGCACATAGACATCCTCTCTTGCTACCTGCACGAGGACTTGCTTTACTTGGTGTTTTAAATTTGCTCATTAAGTAGGTTTTTAAGTTGTTCAATAATTTCATTTTTCTTTTGTTGCTCTAAAGACATTTCTAACTTATCAGCGAAGTAACCCTCGATTGAGAAGCCTTTTACTTTTCCGTCTTTGACGTCTTGCCATACCTCATCGTTATCCACTTTCATACTGATCATCCACGTTCCTTTTGGCAAATTGAAGCCATATAATTGGGATTTATCCGATTTACTATCCTCAATCAACCAAGATTCTACTACCGTCATTCCTTTGACTGCGTCTTTGTGTTCGTATGTAGCGTTAGATTGGTTTCCGTTCTTAAAGAATAACTCCATAGCTTGACGCACGGTGTCCTCAGAAAAGTAGATGTAATACTCCTCTTTTTTTGCATTTACACGGTATATTTTTTTATTAGGTATGAGAGCAGCACCCATTAAGATACGCTTCTCTGCGTTTACCTCTTTGAGTTCTACTTCGTGTTTTGATAGTGCGATGAAATTCTCCTCAATAGCAGGAGATTCCACTACGCTAACTGCATCTATTCCGCTTTGAGCGTCTTTAGGATC